CGCTGGTTTTGGCGCTGCGCCAACCAAAAACGAAGGCCAAGCAATGTCTTACGACACTGCGCAAGAAGCTTGGTCAACACGCTATACCCACGAAACTATTGCTTATGGTTTTGCTATCACTGAAGAAGCGATGGAAGATAACTTGTATGACTCATTGTCTGCTCGTTACACCAAAGATTTGGCTCGTGGTATGGCATACACCAAACAAGTAAAAGCGGCTAACGTACTTAACAACGGCTTCAACCAAAACTACTTAGGTGGTGACGGTGTGTCATTATTTGGTACAAACAGCTCTGGTACTGTAACTAACCACCCACTTATTAACGGCTCAACCGTTAGTAACCGTCCTGCTACAGCGGCAGATTTAAACGAAACTTCACTAGAAGCGGCTGTTATTCAAATTGCTGGCTGGACTGACGAACGTGGACTTTTGATTGCGGCTAAACCTCGTAAATTAGTTATTCCTCCTTCGCTTCAATTCGTTGCAACTCGTTTGCTCGAAACTGAATTACGTGTTGGTACTAACGATAACGATGTTAACGCGCTCAAAAACAACGGTTCAATTCCTGAAGGCTACACAATCAATCACTGGTTAACCGATAACAACGGTTGGTTCTTGATGACTGACGTACCTAATGGTTTGAAACACTTTATCAGAACTCCGTTGGCTACTTCTACCGACGGAGACTTCGACACCGGAAACTTACGTTTCCGCGCTCGTGAGCGTTACTCTTTCGGGTTCTCTGATCCGTTAGGTGTTTATGGTTCACCTGGTACAAGCTGAGTAAAATCAAGCACTTATGTGTTTATGGAGACCCCCTTTACGGGGGTTTCTTTTTGTGTTATGATTTCCCGTGTCAAATCACACATAGGAGAAAATCATGGAATACCCAAGCACAAGAGAAGAAGCAAAGCGTACTGGAGCTAAATTTTATTTTACGGGCAAACCTTGCACACGCGGGCACGTAGCTCCACGCAAAACAAAAGGCAACTGTACTGAGTGCATGAAAGAAGACTGGGTGACAGACAATGAACGGCGTAAAGCGTTACCTAAATCAGAAGCGTCAAAAGCCGCAGGCAAACGGTATTACGAAAGAAACAAAGACTTAGTCAAAGCTAAAGCCGCCGCTAGACCGAACGCAGAAAAACACAAACATAAACGAAACCACAAAAAAGAAAACCTAGAATATTACAGAGTGCTGTGTAACGCTCGTAGACGCAGACACCGTGAAGCTACCCCTGCATGGTTAACCTCAGAACAAAAGCAAGACATAAAACAGCTTTATATAGAAGCACAGAAAATAACAAAACTAACAGGTGTTCGGTATGAAGTAGACCATATAATTCCACTGATTAACGATAGCGTATGTGGGCTGCACGTACCTTGGAATTTGCAGGTAATTCCTAAGATAGACAACCTCAAAAAGGCAAATAAAATAGCTTGCGCATAAGCAGTGTAATTGGTACTATCACCCCCAAATCTAGGTGTTTGTTTTTACTTTGTATTGACCGACCTAGCGGACACGGCACACGACAATACAATTAACGTGCGAGGCTCTTATGGCAATCTCAACAACCCAATCTATCTGGCGCTCAGGCGGCGGTGACACAACTAAAACAGCTTACGCTGGCTCAATGCTTATGGTAGCTAATTTCTATTTATCGGCAACTCAAGCGGCGGCAACTAACGTACAAAAATCATCTACTGACACAGGCGCTGTAATCCTACCTGCTGGCGCAGTCATCACAGAAATTCAAGTTAATGCCGCTGGTACAGGCGGTTCAAGCCCTACTTTTGACCTAGGGTACACACTATATACAGCCGGTACTTCAACTCCTGCGGGCTTATTAAACGAAGCAGATGCAGATGTCGGTAAGCAAGTTATTACGTGGGCGACTGCAACGGTCCCCGGTGCTGGTTTAGGTGCAGTTATGTCTGCTACTGATTTTGTATATATCACAGGTGGTGCAGGAGCTTCTGCGGCTGCTGGTGGTAGCATTTCAGGGCGTTTAACATACTATGTCCCAACTAACGGCGCATACACAGCGTAATTAGTTACGGGGAGACTCGCTCTCCCCCTTCATTTAGGAGATAGTTATGGGAATGCAAACAGACGTATTAGCCACGCATTTAACTGCTAGTGGAACTGTTTCAGCTAATCGCAACCGATTAAAAGCTGTGTCGTATCGAGGTAATGGTACTGATGGTAGTCTTATATTTAAAAACGGTGGCGCGTCAGGAACAACTTTACTAGAGCTTGATGTTGGCACAAGCGATTCATTTACCATCTATGTGATATTACCGGGTGAAGGCATACTGTTTCAAAACAGCATTTATGCCGCATTAACTAACGTAGCTGCAATAACAGCGTTCTACGGGTAAGCCATGATGGACGACCAAATTAAACTAGCTGTTCACGAAAATGAGATTAAGCACTTGCAAACTGATATGGATAAGTTGGTTAAGGACATGGAAGAGCTTAAAGCTTCTATCGCTGAAATAAGCAAGACCCTTGCGGAAGCTAAAGGTGGGTGGCAAGTTTTAATGGTTATGGGTGGTATAGGCGCAGCCTTTGGCAGTGTTGTTGGCTGGGCAATTGAACATTTCTCAGGTAAATAATATGGCAAAGAAAGCTCCTGTATTAGCAGTAGGTAGAGGTGAGAAACTTCCTGTTTCTAAGGGTGCAGGTCTTACAGCTAAAGGTCGTGCAAAGTATAATGCGGCTACTGGCTCTAACTTAAAAGCACCAGCGCCTAACCCCAAAACAAAGAAAGACGCGGGAAGACGTAAGTCTTTTTGCGCACGTATGAGTGGTATGCCAGGTCCTATGAAAGACGAGAATGGTAAACCAACACGTAAAGCGGCTTCTTTAAAACGGTGGAACTGTGCCTAGTGTATCCCGTGCGCAACACAATTTAATGGCGATGGTTGCTAACAACCCAAAAGCAGCTAAACGCGTAGGTATTTCAAAATCAATAGGTGAAGAGTTTATGAAAGCAGATAAAGGTAAAAAGTTTGGTAAAGGCGGTCTAGGTTCAATCTTCAAAGGCAAAGAAAGCTATAGTGAAGAATTGAAAGAAGGCAAAGCCATTAAATCAGGTAAAATTTCTCCACAGCAATATGCTAAAGGTGAAAAGATGGAAAAAGAAAAAATGAACAAAGGCGACAAAGCACCACCTAAAATGGCTGATATGGGTTCAATGGGTATGAAAAAAGGTGGTATGACCAAATGTATGGCTAAAGGTGGTGCAGTTAAAGCCGACGGTAAAGCCATTCGCGGTAAAACCAAAGGGAAGTTTGTGTGATGCAAACTAAAGACTACCCAGCAAAAGGCTTTCCAGCGTACCCTAATGCTAAGGGTACAAAACCAGTAAAAACAAAGAAAAAATAGGTTAACTTATGGCGGCAATGGAAGATATTTTAGCTAATGCTAACATTAAAAAAGACGTTCCTGTAGAAGAATCTATAGCGCAGGCTCTTGCCGCCGCAAAGCTAGGTAAGTCAGGCTATAAAATGCCTGACTCTACCCAAATAGCGGCTATGGAAAAGCAGTTTGTTCCGGGAATTAGGGAAGAGTACGAAAAATATTTTGATAGCTTAATCGATGCGGCTAAAGCGCAGTATGGGCCTAACGATATTAGCGTAGCTGAATATGTAGCTATGAAAGCTATATGGAAAAACTGGTCGTCTCAAGCTAAAAATTTATCTATAAACAATGTAGATTTATCAAAATCCGGTGGTAAAACTACCCAAGATTTAATCAACCAAAGAAAAGCGGTTGAGCAGTTTCTTACTGACCAAGCAAGCAAAATCAAAAATGAAACCGCTAAACACATTGCCGCAAGCAAAGAGCTAACCAAAGCTAATACACTTCTTTACGGCGCAAAAGGCACAGCAGAAACACCTGCTAAAGGCAGTTTAGCCCAGAAATATAACGCATACAAAGAACAACTAAGTGACCCTAATAAGATACGGGCAGCTAAACGAGCGCTGTATGGTGACGAGAGTAGGGATGAGAACAACCCTGCGGCAGGTTCCATTGCTTATATGTACAATCAAGAATTAGCAAAGCAAAAACCTGTAGCGACAAATGTCGCAGCTATGACTCCTTTAGATGATATTATTTCTAATTCAATATCATCATATGTAAATAAAACTTTTCCTAGTTACTCAAACTTTTTGTCTGGAGTCCCTGAACCAAAAGCAGGTGAAGCCCCAGTAGACCCTACTACTACTAAAGTAGCCCAATACCTTGCAGAGTATAAAAAAACAGGAGCAATGCCTGGTGATATAGATAGTGCGCTTATAGGACAAACCCAAAAAGCAATCGATGAATATGAGCAAGGGAAACTAAAAGTCTCGCAAGAAACCGCAAAAAAACTAGCGGATCAGAACGCGGCGTCAATAGGCAAAACTAGAGGTGATATTACTAGCTATAATGTCCTGCTTGATGAAGCAAGAAAAAAAGCACCTGTTGTCGCGCCATCAACATCTACATTGCTTAACCAGCTACAAACCAATAAGACTGCTCTAGGTACAGCACCTGCAGGCACAGCGCCACCAATAACCCCAGCAGTAGGTGCACCACCAACAGCACCTAAATTTACACCCCCACCCAAGATAGGACTTAATCTGTCTAACGATTTTAATACTCGTATGATTCAGCAGGATTTGGCGGCACAACAACAGCTACAGAACCCAGGCACTTACGCCCCGGGTCAATTTGACCCATTCTTTAGTGGGTTTTTAAACTCGGCATCTCAGTTTTCTACACAACCGTCTACTATGAATTCTGACGGGACTTTTACTGGTAGTGCTTTGTATAGACCAAATTCAGGTATAGGTTTTGGGTTTCAAAACGCTTATGACGCAGGTCTACCAACAGGCGCGGCGGCAGTTACAGGAGCAGCGGCAGGTGGCTATATGGATGCTCAATCAGTGGGGCAAAACAACCAAGCTCTGCAAAATAACCAACTAGGGCTAGCATCTATCCCTAATATGTCGCAGTATGCTAATTACACAAATAACCCAGGTATGACATCTCCTACGCAAAATACAGATGATGGTGGTGTAGGCGGTGTATCTGTTCTAGGACAAACTAACCCAGTGTGGTAACAAATGGCTACATCAGGAACAACTATATTCAATCCCGATTTATCTGAAATATTTGAAGAAGCCTTTGAGCGCCTCGGATATGACAGAAATGGTATGCCTTTTGAGTTGCGTAGCGGGTACGATTTAAAGACCGCACGGCGTAGTCTTAATCTGCTTTTAGCAGAGTGGGCTAATAAAGGTATCAATCTTTGGACTGTGGATTCTGGTGAGATTCCTTTAATTGCAAACCAAGCTACTTATGACCTACCTGACGACACTGTTGATGTTGTAGACCATGTTATTCGTCAGTATGACGGAACGCAAAACCAAACGGATATTACGATTAACCGTATCTCTGTTATAACGTATTCAACGATTCCAAATAAGTTAACTACTGGTCGTCCTATTCAGGTCTATGTAGATAGAAAAACAACAACTCCCACAATTACTGTGTGGCCTCTACCTCAGACATCAGACACTTATACGTTTGTGTATTGGAGACTACGTAGAATGGACGATGCAGGGTCACCTGCAACAAACACAGTTGATGTACCATTTAGATTCTATGAGGCAATAATAGCGGGGTTAGCGGCTAAACTAGCACTTAAAAAAGCACCAGAAAGCGTAACTATGCTCAAGGCTCTAGCTGATGAAGCGTTTGATTTAGCGGCGGCTGAAGACCGCGAGAGAGCACCAATTCGTATGGTGCCTAGATTTACGGACTACAGATAATGGCTGTTCCATACGCTAGGGGTCGAAAAAGCTTTGGGTTTTGCGATAGATGTGGCTTTCGTTGTAAGCTCGATAAGATGCGTAAGCTGGTCATTAAAGGTTCTTTAGTTGATATTAAAGTTTGCGAAGAGTGCTTTGAGCAAGACCAACCACAGCTTCATGTAGGCGAGCAACCTATGTGGGACCCACAAGCATTGCAATTTCCACGCCCAGATAATACTATACCATCAACGAGAGGGTTATTTGGCTGGTATCCAGTCGCTTCTCAAACAATTCAATCTACACTAAACAGCGTCACTACCGGAGGCTAAAATGCCATTACCAGACCCAAGATTAAAGATTCCACCTACAAAAACTAACATGGGGCAACCAGCACCACAACAAAACGTGAACACGCCTAAAGGTCCTGTTAACCCAAATATTTCACCAATTGCAACACCAACATCAGCGACACCACAGATGCAACCACAGCAGGTACCACAAATGAAAAAAGGCGGGTCAGTTAAATGTATGAAAGCTGGCGGTGT